CTTCATTGGACAGTTCACCCTGAAAGAGAACAAGATTGGAGAGATGAACAAGATAAGTTATTGGGACCAAGTGGAGCGGCACAAGAATGTGATTGTGATTTTATCACTTCTGGACAAGGTGTTATTGATCCAAGAATTTTAGAAGAATATAAAAAATTACATATCGAAGAACCTATTGAAAAAAGAGGAATAGATAGTAACTTGTGGATTTGGAGACAACCAAATTATAATAAAAATTATGTAGTAGCTGCCGATGTCGCTCGTGGTGATGGTGCCGATTTTTCTGCATTTCATGTAGTAGAGATAGAAACTATGGAACAAGTTGCAGAATACAAGGGGAAACTTTCTACCAAAGATTTTGGTAATTTATGTATGAATACTGCTATGGAGTATAACAACGCATTACTTGTTATTGAGAACTCAAGTATTGGTTGGGCAG